TCCTCACGCTTGCAGCGCTTCTGTATAGCCTGCCTCGATACCTCGTAATCCTTGGCTATGCTTGTGTAGCCTTCGCCAGACTCCACACGCGCCCTGATAGCAGGCCAGTCAACTTGTGACGGCTGGTATTTACGCATCATATGTCCTGATAGGTTGCACTTTGGTTGCGCTGGTTGCGCCCAGATTAGTGCAACCGTATCAGATTTCATGCCGTTTGCAACAACCTTATCATATTTAATTATTGACCTTGACACTTTGTGTCACGCTTGCTATATTATTGGTATAGAGTATTTCAACAATTTGCTGATAGAATTTAAAAGCACAAAGGAGCGAGAACATGGCCAAACTAACAGAAGAGCAAATGATAAAAATAATCAGTGAAGGAACAATCTCTGAGCAGTCAAAGGAGATTAAAGATCAGGTTTGTAATTTTGCTTTCGGTGAAGATTTTATGCAACAGGAATCAGACGAAAAAGGCAGACTCAAAGAATATGAAGCGTCTTAATTAAAAAAACCGTGTCTCAATCTGAGACATGGTAGTGCAACCTCACCAGCGCATCCATATAGTTGCGCTTTACAACCCTGCCGTCCGTTCCCATGCCCAACAACCTGGCCAAGCGTGTCCACGGCGCTCCACGCGCCTTGAATGCCGCGCTATGCGCTACTGCCCAGACCAGCTTGCGGTCTGCCTCTGGCATCGTCACCGTCAACTCCAACGCCCGGTCATAGTTGCTGATCTGCTTTGAAGTAGGCCGCAACACCGTCTCACCGATCTGTGTCCAGCCATAACCGTGCCAATCATTGATGACATCAGGCCATGCCGCCATTTTCTGCTTCCGAATGGCCGGCGGCAACCGTCTGTCTGTTTCGGCAGCTTCCAAGAACAGGCTGTGCAGGCTGTTAACGTCTGTCAAATGCCAACTCCTGCTGTTCAATGAAGTCACGCTGTTGAAACTGGTTCATCTGCCAATAGGCAGTCCTGGCCTCTTTGAACGCCTCTACAGACCACTCATCACGCAGTCTGGCCCACACTTTGTCCTGCCTGGCAGCCCACCGATCTTTACGCCTTTTGTCCACGACACACCGATA